GGACGGCACGCACGGCCGTGACGGCATCGACGGCGAACCGGGCCCCACCGGACCAGTCGGCCCCACCGGCCCCGCAGGAGCGACCGGCCCATCCGGACCGCCAGGACCCTCCGGACCCCCCGGACCGGTCGGCCCGCAAGGCGACCAAGGACCGCCCGCCTCAGCCTGCCCCACCGGCTACATCGGCACCGACATGCAGTGGCAGGGCGACACCCTCTTCGTGTGCAGGAAGGAGACGACATGACCGACGAGCCGTACCCGTGGGTGCGCCGCACCACCGAACGCGGCAAGGCCTACGACGCGTTCCAGGCCTACCTGCGCCTCGGCCCCCGCCGCACCATCCCAGCGGCCGCCGAGGAAGTTGGCATCAGCCGCGACTCCGCGCAGGAACTGTCCTCGCGCCACGACTGGGTTGCACGCTCCATTGCCTACGACCAGCACATCGCCTCTGCCGCCACCGATGGCCTCGCCAACCAGATGGCCTCGGCCCGTGACGACAACCTCCAGCTTGCTGACAAGCTCCGCGGGCACCTCTTCGACCAGCTCGAGACCTGCATGCTCAACGGCGAAGACCCGTCCGTCCGCTGGTCGCAGGCGCTCGGCGCCATGGTCCGCCTCGAAGAGCACGCCTTCCGACTCAAGGACGACCCCAAGACCAGCGCCATCCGTAGCCACGTCCAGGACCTGCTGAAGCGCCTCGACAAGGCAAGCCAGACGTGATTACCCCGGCCGAACTTGCAGGCCTGACCCCCGCCGAGCTTGAGGAGCTGGCCGAGGGGCTGGAGAAGCTTGTCGTCGACCGCGAGGCCGGCAAGGTCCCATGGCTGTGCGATCGCCCCGACTGCGACGGCCAGCCGCACGCCGGCCGCCGTGGCGCGCACTCCCGCGCCGCCCAACGCCCCCCGGACGGAGACGACTGGGACGTGTGGCTCGCCCTCGCAGGCCGCGGCTGGGGCAAGACCCGCACCGGCGCCGAATGGGTCATCGAGCAGGCCCGCCACCTTGAACGCGGCGCGCTCATCGGACCGACCGCCGCGGACACCCGCGACATCCTCGTCGAGGGCGAGTCCGGGATCATGGCATGCGCCCCCGCCACGTTCCGCCCCACCTACTACCCGTCGAAGCGCCGCTTGGAGTACCCCAACGGCGCCGTCCAGACCCTGTACTCGGCCGACGAACCCGACCGACTCCGCGGCCCCCAGCATCATTACGGCTGGTTCGACGAGCTCGCCGCCTGGCGCTACCTCCAGTACGCGTGGGACATGGCGCAGATGGGCATGCGCCTCGGCGACCACCCCCGCATCTGCATCACCACCACCCCCCGCCCCCTGCCGCTCATCAAGCAGCTTTTGAAGGACCCGCGGACGGCAGTGGTGCGCGGCTCGACGTACGACAACCTGTCCAACCTCGCGGACACGTTTAAGCGGGCCGTCCTCGCCAAGTACGAGGGCACCACGCTCGGCCGGCAGGAGCTGGACGCCGAGGTCCTGGAGGATCTGCCCGGCGCCCTGGTGGCCCGCGCGCTGATCGACCGGCACCGCGTGACCCCGGCCGACGTACCGGAGCTGATCTCCATGGCCGTCGGCATGGACCCTGCGGGTACGGGCGCGGGCGATGAGACCGGCCTGGTCGTCACCGGCTGGGGTGTCGACCAGCACCACTACGTTCTCGCCGACGCCTCCGCGAAGCGCACCCCAGACCAGGCCGCACGGGCCGCGTACGGGCTGCTGGAGGAGCACGGCGCCTCCTACATCGTCGTCGAGGACAACGGGCCGAAAGATTGGCTGGAGGAAGTCCTCCGCCGCGTCTGGCGGGACCTCAACCCCGGCAGCACCACCCCGCCGCCGATCCGCCGCGTCAACGCATCCAAGGGCAAGAAGTTGAGGGCCCAGCCCGTCGCCATGCTGTACGAGCAGGGGCGCGTCCACCACGTCGGCAGCCTCCCCGAGCTTGAGGACCAGCTGACGACGTGGATCCCCGAGGAGTCCCCCAACTCCCCCGACCGGGTGGACGCCGAGGTGCACGCGATCACCTACCAGATGAAGCGTGACCGCGGCACCCGCACCGAGCTGGTCAACCCCCACGTTGCGGCCCGCCGACAGGGACGCGCCGCAGGACAGCACCCCGCGTTGAAGGCACGACAGGCCGCCCGAAGGGCATGATGGGATGGAAATGGAAACGTATCCGCTTCTGATGGTGGTGGTCATGGCGCTGGCCACCGCCCGAGCTACCCGCCTCATCACCCGCGACCGCGTTCTTGCGGCCCCGCGGCGTGCCGTCCTCCGCGTGCTCCCCGACGACGGGCTGCTCGCCTACCTCGTGGTGTGCGACTGGTGCGTCTCCATGTACACGGGCGCGCTCGCGGCTGCGGGTGGTGCGTGGGCGGGTTGGTGGCCGTGGGCGTGGGCGCCGGCGCTGGTGCTCGCCTTCTCGTACGTGACCGGCTACCTGGCGTCCCGGGAGGGTGAAGAGTAGTGGCGATCTTCCGCAGGCGGACCAAGGACGGTCCGCTGCTGCCCGAGCAGCCGGACGGCACCGTCGTCCCCCGCGCCATCACTGCCGCGGCAATGCCGATGGCCGGGCCTGGCGTGAAGCTGGCTGACCGGGCCCGCAAGCAGTCCGCCAACTCGGACTGGCAGCGGCAGGGCTGGTACTTCTACGACGTGATCGGCGAGCTGCGGTCCCCGCTCGTGTGGATCGCGAACGCTGTGTCGCAGGCCGACCTGCACGCCACCGAGTTGGACCCCGCGACCGGGAAGCCGACCGGCCCGTCGGAGAACGCGACCGCCGTGCAGGCTGCGGCGCGGGTTCTCGGCGGCGCCGCCAAGCGCGCCACCCTCCTCAAGGTGTTGGCGCTCTGCTGGCAGGTCCCGGGCGAGGCGTGGGTGATCGTCCGCCCCCAGGGCCCCAAGCTGCCCGACGAATGGATCGTGCTGCCGCCCTCGCAGGTCACCACCAAGGGCACTGGAGCCAACGCCTCCTGGCAGTACCGAGACCCCAAGCTCGGCGTTGACGTCCCCCTCGAAGCGAACGCGAGGCTCTTCCGCATCTGGTCCCCGCATCCGGCGGACTTCATCCAGGCCGACAGCGCCATCCGCCCGGCCCTGCCGATCTGCCGCGAGATCGAGAAGACCAGCCAGACCCTGGCCGGACAGCTCGACTCCCGCCTCGCACAGGCCGGCGTGTGGCTCGTCGCCGACGAACTCGACCTCCCCAAGGGCGAGCACGAGACAACATCGATGGCGTTCCTGGATGAGCTTCTGTCTGTAGCTGAGACCGGCATTCAGCAGCCCGGTACGCCAGCGGGCGTTGTGCCAATGGCCTTCAACGCCCCGGCAGAGATGATCGCGGCAGGGTCGGCACTCGCGTTCATCGACTCGTCGACCACGTTCGTGCAGGGCCTGGACGACCTCCGTGACAAGGCGTTGGACCGGCTCGCCTCAACCCTGGACATGCCCAAGTCCGTGGCGGCAGGACGACAGGACGAGTCGAACCACTGGACTGCTTGGCAGGTCGAGGAGAGCACGTACAAGATCTTCATCGAGCCGTTGCTACGCGAGCTTGGCGACGCGATCACGACGCAGTGGTTCCGGCCCGCACTCGTCGCCATGGGCATGAGCGCCGAGCAGTCGACCAGGTACGAGATCGGGTGGGACACCACGAACATCGTGGCCCGCCCCGACGATCGGGAGACGCTGGAGTCCCTGTACGACAAGGTGCTGATCTCCGACGAGTACATGCTGACGGAGAACGGGATCCCGGTGGACGCGATGCCGGATGAGGCGGAGCGGGAGCGGCGGCTGCTGGAGAAGTTGGTGATCTCGTCTCCGGCGATCCTGTCGGAGCCGGGTGTGGCGGAGGCTCTGGGTATGCCGGAGTTGGCTGCCGCGCAGGCGTCGGCCGTCGAGGAGGACTCCACGCCGGAGTTGCCGCCCGGACAGTCCCGGACGCTTCCGGACACCCAGAACGTTGAGCCGGAGCCCGAGCAGGTGCCGGACGGGCTGACGGCGGCGG